ATCTGCATCAAAAAATTCTAATCTCTTTACATTGATAGATGCGTGTTCTTGTTCTTGTTTAGCGTCTGCTCTGATCACTTCTGCAAGCTTCTTATAACCCCATCTATCAAGATGTTCTGCTTGCGCTGTTAAAACAACGGTTTGCTGCCAGTGAATGTTTAATGATTGTTTTAATAGATCAATAACTTGTTGACTAGAATATGACTCAACAACCTGAGACTGTGTTGTATCTTCTAATAAATGTTCAATTTTTCCCATGCTCATCTCCTATTTTTTTGTAGTTTCTTTTCTATGAATTTTAAAAGACTGTTGTAATTTGTTTACCAAAAATGATCCCGTATGCTCAAAAAAGCAAGGGAAAAAACCATGAATAATTAATAACAATCCGGCCTCTAAACATATCAGACCATGACCTACCGCAAACTTAAAGTGTTCACGATAACTCATGTTATTGTCTGATAAATGTCTATTCCACCTTCTGCTCAAACCCATATTACCAACTTTTACAAGCCCAATAACGAGCCTTCCACTTGGGGCCGGGATTATCACAATTATGTCTAGCTCTGAAGCTCTTGCGTCTCTCTGGAATATTTTTCTTGATAGTCATATTAGGATCGCCGAAGCGAACGATAACTACGTTGCCGCTTTCATTCTTAACGTAAACCGCAAACTTCTTAGGACCATTCGATGTTCTAAATGGTTTATTTAGTTTTACTTTGCGTCCTTGGTATTCTTCTGCTCTACCAATATAGATAAGAATCGTGCCGTCTTTTTCATAGTACCCGCGACGGTTATAAGTGTAGATTTCTCCAGTTTTTGGGTCTTTATATTCATAAGAGCCTTCTTCCATATCCATTGTATCTTCTGTTTCAGAGGGTTCCTCTGTCTCATCTTCTTCTTTATATTCATCTTCATATTTTCCGGGTTCATAATATTTTACAAAATCATAGACATTTTGTACATATATTTCTGCCTTGGAAATCATATCTTTTGTCCAATCTTGAAACTCAACTGGTATATTTATTGATTGTAAACTGGCAACTATTTCCATTAGCTGATCGTGCATCTTTTGTAGTTGCTCTATTGCCATTTCATTATCGCCACCAGACTGTGCCTTTTTCCAAGATTTGGGGTCTGGACGATCTGGATCGCCGCGTTTTGCTGGCTTATAATTTTTCCCTTCTCGCTCTTTTTTCTTTCTTATATTTTCCCACAGCCCCGGCTTTTCGGCAGCAATATCAAATTCTTCAACCTCTTCTTCAAAGTCTACATATTCTGCTTCTGTTGGAATGTATAAATTGTTTTCATCTAATTCTTCTTCATACCCTACAGTTTCAAAGTTTAATCTAAAATCAGCAGCTTCTACGCAATCGCAGTCTGCTGTTGCTTGATCTAAACAAATTGCTACTCTTTGCTTGGAATCTGGATAATCTTTTTTCATTACCTCGTTACTCATGCAGCGAGAAACAAACTTTGTTTTATCTTCATCTTTTTTTCTGTTAGGAATGGGCATAATTGTCTCCTAGTTTAATATTTTTTCGATAGCAGATTTTAAAATACTATCTACGCTACCGGCTGGAATTCTTTCTGAAAAGTACTTCTTTATGTCTTGTATCATTTGGTGGTTTGGGTCTTTTGTTATTTCTAGCCATCCAATAAAATAGTTCCAAATTCTATCTTCTAATATTAGTGGGTATTTAACACCATTTGGTCTTCCAAACCTATGGTTCCATCTTAAAGATGGTAGGCATATATTTTTGCCTCCCCACTCTTTGAACTTTGCTGCTATATATCCTTCTTCTGCTCCAAATCCTCTAAAGTGTGGATTAATGCCTTTCCAAGCAGACTTTTCAAATGCTAATAAACCCATACCCTGCATTTCAATTTCAAAGGGATCACCTTTATCATATGCCGCTTTATTGGTTTGCCAAGTACCATACATATCTCCGCTCCATTTTTGATCAAAATGCGTTGATACATTTATTAAGTCATCATACCACAACGGACCCTGTATCAAGTCTTTGCAGTTTGGATTATTCGCAAAGTGATGTATTAGTGATGATATTGCATCTGGCTCTAATAAAACATGGCAATCCATTATTAAAACATATTGACCATCAGCATGGTCTACCGTTTTGTACTTATTAAAAGAACTAGGAACTTCGTGATATGGAATATACTTTCCTCTCACTTGCTGTTCTATGAACGATTTACAAGATTTACCATGTTCACTAGTCGGATTACCGTCTAAAAGAACAAACTGAACAGCGTCAGTCTTACATATATCATGGTAAATTCTTAATGACTGAACAGAGAAAAATACTCCATCATAATCATCATGTGTCGCCATCGCAATAGTTAGTAATTTATCTGACATTTTTACCTCTTAACCGGGAGCAGAATAAAACCCTATCTCAAAACCGTCTTTGGTGCAATCCTTTATGGTCTGCTCCATTCCTTTGGTTTTTAAGCTATTCTCTATGTATATACACATGTTTTGGTCGGTTTCGGGCCATTTATGCTTACAATAGTGGCATAATTTGGTGCATTTCCAATTATCTCTATTTTGTGAAATAGGTCGTGGAGTGTTGTTATTTTTGATATCTGAAAACTTCTGTTTTAACATGTCCAAAAAGCGTTTTTGGTCAGATTTGTCAAAACACATGGAAAATGGGCCACCATCTTTGATAAAAAAGATACTCATTATGGCCTGTTGGTAGTCTGGAAATAGCTTGGAAATTGCATAATTATATAGCAATAATTGTGGGTCAGAACATAACTTTTCATAAGTTTTTTCTTCTCCGGTCGCCCAATCTAGACGCCTCCCGGTCTTCCAATCTATAACCTCAATAATACCATCTGCTGTTTCTGTCACAAGGTCAATAGTTCCCTTAATAGCTAATTGTCCAGCAACCTTTTTGCCATCAACTTCGTATTCATAAAACGCCCAATCTTCATCGATGGGTATGTCAAAGTGTGGCTCTGCCGCTACTATATTTCTATATCTAGGATCAAACTGTCCATCATTATAATTTAATGTGTCCCAAACTAGTTTAAGGCAAGTCTCTTTATCGCCCTTAGTAAAACTATTCTTAGAGTCTTCAGTATAAAAGGTGAAACTCTTTTGTAAGATATCTTCTATTAACTCTTTTGTAAATAGTTCTGATTTCTTAATTTTAATATCACCCAAAGCGTCATCATTAATTGTTAATGTAGTTTTCTTTGGATGATCTTGCTGATATTTTTTAAACCTAGCCAAAGTCTCCATAACCTTATGAACTATGGTGCCAAGTTCCGCTTTCTTTCCACTGTCTGGCTGATGACCTAGCACATAGGTTATAAAATACTGCATTTGGCAGTATGAATAATTATTGTAACTAGAAGATCGTATATAGGTTACTAGCATATTAACTCCATAGCATGGTGTTTGTTTTCAATGTCTCACACAATTCTTCTAGTGCCATATTTTGATTGTCTATAACTAGATCAAATTTATTCCAATCAAACACTTCTTTGTCTAGAGCTTTTTCTGCTTCCGCATCGCTATTATAAATATCTCTAGTTAATCTTATTACTATACCGCCCTCTTCTTTAATAGCATCTACTTCGTTTGGAAATCTTACATCGGGAACTATAGCTATTTCTGAACCTTCTGTGATAATTTTATTTAGAGAAAATCTAGACCAAGCATCATTTTTAATCTTTCTAATAATCTTTGTGCCAAAATGCTCTAAGAATTCTCTTACGGTCGGATTTCCAGCCTTCTTGCTACTAAGCGGAATATTCTTCCATTCTAATTCCGTATCCATGTTTTTATCTTCATTTGACCCATAAACATGTTTTGAGTTAAGGCCGAATAAATTAATGGCCATGTCTTTTAGTGGATCGGCAAAATGATAAACTTTAATATATGGCCATAGTTCCTTTTCGGCGTATTCCACAAATGCGCCATCTTTTCTAGTAACATCAAAGATGCCATAACCATTCGTGCCGTTAGAATCTTCTGTATTAATGACTAACTGACCTTCTTCGTCTATATAAAAATCATGAACCATTTGTCTAGTTTTTAACACGCAGCCGTTAATGTAGTTGGCTACAGTATTCTTACCGGCCTGCTTTCTGCCAGATATGCCTATGATTTTCATACTTTTAATCCCTTTATTTGTGGAAATATATTATCTTTGATCTGATCTATTGTCATTTCGCCAACATCTTTTGTGGTAAGTTTTGGAAAACTTAATTTATATGATCTGTTGAGTTGACGCTGTAATTGGGTTTTAGCTTCTCTACCAGCTTGATCATTATCGGTTAGTACTATAATATGCGTAACTGGCATTTTATACAGTTTTGATTCTTGCTCTTTGCTAAGAGTTTTACCAAAAAGACTCATAGCATTATGTATTCCAGCCTCATAAAGCTTCCAAACATCACCCTGTCCCTCTACTAAAAATAAATATCCAGTTTCTTCTACGCTCTTAATTGCCCTATGATAGTTATAGAAGAAATCAACCTTATTAAAACCCTTTGGATATAATAAGAATTTAGGTGTTTTATACTCCTTGATTGATCTTCCAATAAGACCAACCATTATCTCTCCAGAATCATTATGAATTGGGATTACGGCACGGTCATACATTTTAGAGTTTGTATTTGAGCAATCCCCGACACCAAAATACTCTAGGGTTTTAGGATTAAATCCTCTTCCAACAAAATATTGTGAAGGACATTGCAGTTGTTCGATTGCAACTGGTGCGTAGTCTTTATGTGTCACTTCCTCATTAAACATTGCCACAAGCGTCTGGAAGTCATTAGGCTGGCTTCCTTCTGGTATGGCTGTTGTGGTAGCCTGTTTTACGTTAATCAAATCACAGGCCCATCTTAATGCACCACCAAAACCAACGTCTTTACCTTCTTGGTTTGATAATGCCCCACGAATTAATCCAAATATATCATTTCTATATTGGTGCTGACAATCTCTAGTCCAACATTTCCATATTCCTTTATCTACAGAAAACGAAAATGCTCTTGGATTATCGCTAGATTCATGAACTGGGCAAGTTGAATATATATTATCCCCAAAGACTTCATATTTCATACCAAGCTTAGAGAAAACTAATTCTGCTTTATTATTCAGCGTTTTCTTGATCGTCTGTAGTTCCATTTATCGCTATCTTTATTAGAGATTCTGAGTCGATTAGTCCCGTATCACCAACGGGCTGATTCTTAAATTCATTACGTGTTTTTAATTCTTTTAGTTTAGCGTGTGCGCCCTGCATAATCATATTAATATAATCTCCATCATCTAGACCACCACCATGTCGAGCAACGATGGGAACTAATTTTCTATTACCAGCATTTGGACCATCTTCTGCTAGTTCTTCTGGAGATTTGATTTTAAAAATTGAGAACGATGTGCATAGCCAAATTAGTCTATCTGAACCGCTTACGGCGTCAGTGCTTTCCTTTGTGATACCGTCACGGTTTAACTGCACAAAAGACAAGCACGGTATATCTAACTTAACACAAAGGTTGTGTAAAGAAGTAATCTGAAAACCTAAAGCTTGATACTCTTGAATATTATTTGTGATTGAACTAGATGACATTAACTTAAGATAGTCATATATAATTACGCAGTCATTTGTCTTGCCAGTATCATCTACTTTTACCTCTTGCACAACCCATCTTTTGATTAGATTTAAAATTTGCTCAAATGGTTTTCCAGCAACGCTTACGTAGGAATATGGGATATCTTGTAATTTTGCAACCGCTTCTTGTACTTTATATAATTTATCCTCATCGTCTACGAATTTACCAGTAGCAATTTCATTGATTGGAACACCGCTCATGTTTGCTAGTAATCTATTCAAATGGTCTTCTTTGCTCATTTCTGTATCAAGCATCAGAACGGGAATACCGCCCGTTGCAACGTTGAGAGCAACATTGTCTGCAAATACTGATTTACCAACTTTTGGTCTAGCAGAAACAAGATCAACACACTTTCTTCTTAGGCCACCGCCAATAGCAGTATCATATCTATTGAATCCTGTTGGTATACCGATAATATCGCACTTATTATCTTGTAGGAATTGAACGTATTCATCAATGCCTTTTCCTATCTTTTCTGGCGTGTCTCCACCGTCATCTTCTCTTAGAAATTCTGTGACGGGATTTTCTAGAATCTGTATAATTTCATTAATAGATTCTGAGCCAGTAACATCATCAACATCTTTATGGATTTTAGATGTAAGCTTCTTAATTTTGCGGGCAAATTCAAACTTCTTTATTTGAATAGCAAAACTAAATATGTTTTCTTTACTAACTGGAAAGTCTAACAAAGACTTAATGTATTTAAGTTCTTGTGGAGTATTAATACTCTCTGACAAATTTAATTGATTAGCGGCAGATAATAATGACGTAATGTCTACCTTTTGGTCATTTTGTATGACCTTCTCTACGCACTTATATATAATCTGATTATTAGCATGACCGAAGGATTCGTGCGTAATCAAGTCGGATATAGACACATAGCCATCCAGACCGTACTGCATTAGACCAGCTAAAACCGCACGTTCAGAACCGATATCAGTTAATTTTGTTTCCATTATTTCCCCGTGCATCGACTACAACGATGATGCTCTCCATAAACATACTTGGGGTCTATCTTGAAAGACCTACCACAAATGCTACATTCAACATCTACCTTCTTATGCTCTGGCCTATTTCTTGGGGTTCTTTCCCCATGTGGGGTTTCAATATCTCTAAATTCCCCATTATCTACCCACTCATTCTTTCTGGCTTTCACTGGTTCTCTTCTCCTACTATTAGAATCTGCCTTATTCACCACGAAGTTTTCACCCACCGTGGCAGACGGGGCGGATGGTTTTTTATTTTGCTGTGGCTTTTTTGGAGAATCTTGCTTTTTTACTGGTGGTGATTTAGACAGCAAAGATTCTACTAGCTTTTGTTTTTGTTCATCAGATAAAGATGAAAGAAATTCATCAAAGTTACTCATTGTCTTTTTCCTTTCTCTAGCAATATGTCAGCTTTTCTCTTAAGTTCATATACCTTGCCATCTAATGATTGTAGTCTTGACTCAGCAATTTTCATCATTTGATCTACTTTTGCGGCATACGAATTGCTTTGAACAATTGACTGACGCTTTACTTCGTGTTTAGTATACTGGCTGAACTCATGATTATTATCTACTACAAGTTTCTCAATTTGGTCATTGCACCTATTAAATACAACCTTGTTTTTGTTGATCTCGTCTTGAATGTATGTTGAGTAACTATATAATGTATAGGCTGTGTCAAACGCTTCTTGCTGTGTCATCTTCTTTAGTTCTTCCAAAGATAGATTAGACACTAGCAAATACTCTTCTTTAAAAGAAGAAAACTTTACATTTGTTAAATTAATATAGTCATCGATTTGGGCGATATGTGCTGCTAGTTTTTCAGATGCCTTTAATGTGTTTTCTCCACTCATCGTCACTTTCTGAATATTTTAATGTGATTAGTTCAATATCGTTTAGTTCGCACCACTGAATTTTATCTTCGTCGCGGCCTTGAGACTTAATGAAATCCGCCTTGCTTTTGTGAAAAAACTCACAGTATTCATAATGCTGTTGACCGTGTACCTCAAACCCCTTTTTAATCGACGGGATGTAAAAGTCAAGATACAGAACTGATTTTCTGTGAAGTGACGTACTTCCCGGCAACTTTACCTCTTCTAGTATTCTATAACTATTATAGATTTCTTTTAGTAAATTTCTAGCACGTAGATGGTACTTAGAGCGTTTGCGTGTGTCATCATAAAATACATCATACTTTGTGAGATTCCACACATATTCTCTACCATTAATTCCTACAACTTTCAATTTAACTCCTTGATCTTTTCATATATGAAATCGGCAATCTTGGGGTTTGCGTTGAGGAAATCCGCAACAGCATTTACGCCTTGAAACTTTAAGGCTTTTTCTATTTCTTCTGCCGTGTTGGCACCCTTAGAAGAAAGATAGTTTTTAATAGTTTCATGTTCTGGCTGATCTGCCGCACATGATATTGTATACCAAGCACCGGCGGCTTTAATCAATCTGAACTCACATGCTATTTGTATAATTTCTTGTACTTCATCAACCCCAACCCCATACCTAATCCACCCTTCCGCTGTACTATTTGGCTTGCCGCCAGCACATGAAGTCTTTACGTTCCAATTAGCAATTTGACCAACGTGTGTTCCAGTGTCTTTTGGCACTTGCCACTTTCCTCTGTGGGTAATAACCATGTTAGTTCCGGCTTGATATTGTAACATATTGCCACAATCTGCCATCTTTTGTGGAGCGTATGGTGATCCACCAGTGTTGGCGATATTGTGTGTGATGCAAATAAGTATAGTCTTATTCTTCATTAATGTTCCACTAATTCTCTTGAAGAACATGGATAGTAATCTTGGGAGTGCGTTTCTAACGCCGGTTCTAACTTCGCCCTCAAGTTCTACCGCAGGCACCATGTTAGACAAAGAATCTGCTATGATTAAGCAGCCGGGGTCATTATTGATATAGTATTCAATGATGTTGAGAAAATCTTCTGCTGACAATACTCGTTCATCCGTAGACTCAATGATTAATATATCGTCTGCTTTTAAATCTTTGATTCCGTCAAAGTTGTGCTTGGATAATCTACCCTCTGTGTTTAGATAGATAACCCGCTTTCCTTTCTTTTGACACTTAGCAGCAAAGTGTAGAGCGGTTGTTGTTTTACCACTCTTGGGATCGCCCGTCATTACTACAACCGACCCCTCTCTTAGACCGCCACCAAGAGCGATATCCAACGCTGGAGACAGCCCAACTACTTGAAGATTATTTATGTTGGCCAGAACTTCGGTTCCACTTCTAACCACATCTCCATACTTGCTAACAATATTATTGCTAACCATGTCTTCGCTAAACTTGTTTGCTTTCTTCACTTTACTCATAGGTTCCTCAACTGGTTCATGGTAGTCCTTTTTGTATTATAGCTCTGCGTGGCTCTAGTTTCAAGCTTAGAAGTTTGAGTTTCTTCAATTTCTAGATTCACATCAATTTTATTATTAGATTCTTCAATTTGTTTTTGGTGTTTTGCTATGACTTTTTCTGCTTCTGGATTGACTTTATATCCCCTACCATTTTGTATGCCAAGGACTAATAATCTATCAAAGTCTTTAGATTTAATGGCGCTTAATATGGCTTCTTCGCTGTACTTCTTCTTTAGTTGTATAGCAGCCCCATACTGTTTTTTCCAAAGCCAATGTAGAGGATCGCCCTTGGTCCAGAATTTATACGATGGCTTTCCTAGATTCAATCTTTCAGAACGTCGCAATACTATATATTCAGCAACATAAGCCTCAAATGTACAATATTCACCCGTATGAATATGCTTATATTTGTGAGACTCTGACCATTGCTTTTGGTAATCTCTGTTAAATAGTTCGGGTTTTTGTTTCTTGGGTGTCATAATTCAAAATTAATGCTTCCTTAAAGCAATCTTCAACGTTGGTTTCATCTTTAAGTTCTGATATTAGCTCTGGCGTTACCCAAAGTTCTTTCTTCAAAATTGTTCCATATAGCTTACCAATGGTAATAGACTGTCTGCTATTTTCGCCCATCATGCCAATAATAGAGCGTATCAAGTATACACCATCAGTATCTGCTGTGTCAACCTCTACATAGTGAGATCGGTATTGCAGACCCACCTTATTCACTTTTAATTTTTGTTTTTGACATATATCTTTAAGCTTTAGCCAAGACTGATGATCTGGTAAATAGTAGTCTATTCCACTTGATAGCGTGGCTCTGATCCAAACCTTATATTTGTCTTTTCTATATTCTTGAAGCCACAGGTCATGTGACGTAATTAGGGTTGTCATAAAACTCTCTTATATGCTATAAAGTTATCTTGCGTTTTTGATTTTTTGTGATTTCCGCTATACATACACAAAATTTTAAATCCTAAAGGTATATTCTTAGTAAATATTTGTAATTCATTATCTTGAATATCTTCAATGATGTACACGCCGCCAACTGATACAAATTTTGATAACACATTTAATGAACACAGCTGATGTTGTGAAATATGAGAGCCATCATCTATGATGATATCAAAAGTACTAATATTGTTGTCGTTAAAAATCTGGTCAACAGTTGTCATAATAGATTTTACATTAGACTGATCAACAAAATAACATTTTATTCTTGTATCTTCAAATAAGACAGAGGTATCTATATCTAAGCCATATATGGTAGCTTTTGGGAAAAAATCTCTCCAAGCTTTTAAACTAGCACCCTCTATGTATCCTTGTCCAACAATTGGTGCCATAATATTTTTCGTACCTACGCCAATTTCTAACACATTATTTACACTTATTTGCTCTGTAATGGCATAATAATATTTTGAATAAGTATGAAAAATACTCTCACATTTATCAGAACCATATTTTTCAAATAGTTCACAAAGCGGTGTTTTTAGCATATTGCCCATTGTTTCATTTTTTCTTTTCTGTTGTTCCACATCGTGGCGTGTAAGAACCTTCCGGTAATTAAATATTCTTGCTCATTAAATCTAACATCATTTTTATGTACATTAAATTCGTATGGGAGTGATAGGATACCATTTTTATAGTCTTGATTTTCTGATATTAATTTAACATTAGCGCCTTGCTCCCACCACTTATGATGAATAAAATCAGTTTGGTTCCATAAGTCTGATAATAGAGGTATGGAGCTTTTATTTAATAACCATATACCACAGTTAGGAACATCACCTTCATGTCTATCTTTGTGGATGACAAGTCCTTGCATGAATGTATTATCAAAATTTTCACCAATATCCTTATCAAATTTTTTAATGACCACATCGCTATCAACCCATAACGCTATGTCGTAAGACTCTAACAAATACTTAATAATTGGCACTTTTAACCAAGAGGTTGGCCGATTGCTATTCCAACCTAGTGATGCACATATCTTAGACACTTCTGACAAAGACGGTATAAAAATGTCATAATCGTGCTGATTGCCGTATCTATAAAAAGATGGTAGAGCTATGGATAGTAAATCAATATAATCTTGTCCAGTTGCAAAACTGACTAATACCTTACTCATCTGATTTTATTTTTTAGCAGTAGTAATGCAAGATTCGGTTTTGGGTGGTAGTTTTCTCTTTCGAACAACATCCCCCATAGTGGAGGCATTTTCTGTCATTACCACAGACCCCTTAGTTCTAGCAAACTGATCACTTGTTGTCAATGGCTTTGGTGCAAATTCTTTTTGAGCCTTAGTGACGCACTTTTCAATAGACTTAATGCCACGATCTAAATCGGTAGCAATATCGTGTATGTCCTTACCAAGCTTAACATGTTCTTGAATATAAAACACTTCAACCTTGCTTAGTGGTCCTTTTTTATTAGCCATTGATAAAACTCCTTTGCGCTCTAGTATAATATAGAGAGTTTTTTGTCCTTAGATACATAATATAATAATCAAATGTTTGACGAGATACCTGTTTGAGTTCTGTTCTTCTCCAAATATCTCTTCTTGCCTCTGGACCCATTGGGTCTAGTGGAATATTGTTATATGTTCTTAATAGATATTGGTGCTGAAACTCGCCCTTGCCAAGATCAATCTCAAGCGTTTTAGCAAATATCTTATCTTCCTCGTCGTTAGTCAAAACGCCCTTTGAATTAAAAAGGTGTTGTACTGACTGTTTCTCTAGATCGCCCTTGTTAAGCTTTTCAATAAATTTCATTTTTCACCTGTCATAATGTACTTATTCTTTTGATCCACGGTCATTTTACTGATTTCTTTTTTGGAAGCACTTCCAAAGATTGACAGTGGAGATTCTTCTTTAGATTTATTTTCAACACCCTTGTGTTCAATTTCAGAACGCTGATAGTGTCCCATCTGTGACCAATTTTTGTCAGCTATTTGGCCTATAGTTTTTGCGTCTTTCATGAAAGACCCTAACCCACCATATATTACTCTACAGAGGGTGTCCTTTCCACAGTCGGGACATTTTACCAAAGCATTGTCTTTTATGGATTGGTGTACATCAGTCATTTCGTGCGAACAGTTGTCGCACCTATAATCATATAGCATATTTCCTCAAGATTCTAAAGCGTATAAAACAGCCCCTAATATTCCATTTCTTTGAATGTCATGATAATCTAATCCACAAATTCCTATACGATCAATTCCCTTAAGTTTACTTAAGCAGTAATTTAATCCATTGGTGTCGTATAAATCTGTTTGCTTAGTATCACCATTGATCATGACCTTGGAATGTTCGCCCATACGTGTTATGAACATCTTTATTTGTTCAAGTGTGCAGTTTTGAGCTTCGTCTAAAATCATATAAGAGTTATGAAAAGTTGATCCTCTCATGGTTTCTAGAGGCTCAAATCTGATCCTTCTAGTATTATAATAGAGTCCAAACTTGTCTCTTCCAAGAAAATATTTTAAATTTTCTTCCATTGGCTGAAGATATGGTTTGATTTTATCCCCAAGTTCTCCCGGTAGCGATCCTATGTCTTTACCAGTACAAACTAGCGGACGAGTTACTATTATAGTCTCTATTTTATCCTTTAGTAAGTGTTCAGCAGCTATGCCAGCGGCAATGAAAGATTTGCCCGTTCCAGATGGACCGGTGCAAAATGTAATATCGTTCTCTATAATAGAACGTATATATTCTTTCTGATTTTCTGTTTTAGCTACTAGAACGTTTGGTTTTGGTTGTGTTTTATTCTTTTTGTTTTTCTTCGGGTTGTTATGTGCCGCTGCTGCCAAAGCCGTTTTCTCCTCGTTGCGAGGAACCTAACGTTGAATGGACTTCCAATTGTACGCGAGGAACCTCTTGGAATATAATCTGAGCGATTCTATCCCCGATATGTATTGTAACATTCTCATCAGAAGTGTTATAAAGACATACCATTATCTCTCCTCTATATCCACAGTCCACTACGCCCGCCAAAACATCTATGCCTTGCTTAACTGATAGGCCCGATCTGGGCCATATTAAACCAGCCATGTGTTCTGGCATCTCTAGTGCTATCCCAGTGCTGACAGTCTTGCGTTGTTTTGATGGAATGACGGTTTCTACAGTTGAATATAAATCACAACCGGCGTCATTCATGTTAGCCTTAGTGGGAATCTTGGCTAGCTCATTTAATAATGAGACTTTAATTACATCATAATCAATATCCCAGCGATCTTCATACATTGTCATATTTCCATTCCTCCAAGGTCCATGTCCTCTAAATCGTTTTTGCTAGCACCAATTTTATATGAAGTAATTTCATGTTCTTGTGGTGCTACCTGTACGGACTCACTATTCATCCACGGGTCAGTCCATCCCGATATTGGATTTTTACATCCCTTGTCATATGGTAAACCAATGTTTTTCCTTCTGGTCATACATAGCCAATCTACATAATCTGCCATTACCTTGTCATTTAAACCAATGATAGAGCCATCTTTGAAAAGATATTCTGACCAAGCCTTTTCTTCTGATGCTGCCGATTCAAACATTGCTACAGCATCCTCTTCGCACTCTTCTGCTATCTTTACGAACCCCTCGTCGGGATTGTTTCGAAGAATTTTAATAATCTCTTGAGTATTATATAGATGAAGTGCTTCGTCACGCTTGATAAGCTTAATGATATCGGCATTGCCAATCATTTTCTTGTTTTCAGCAAAAGCAAACGCACAGATAAATGACACATAAAAACGAACTGCTTCTAAGATGTTAACGCTAATAAGAGTTAGGTAAATCTGCTTTTTAATATCTTTAAGTTTGCCGGAATGTCCTATCTCTCGTAAAGCGTTATACTCTTTAATTGCTACGTTTGCTCTTTTAAGTATTTCTTTATCTGTTAGGCAACTATCTAATATTTCACTAGGATTACTATAAACGTTTTTAATAATATATGTGTAGCTATAGCTATGAATTTGTTCGAAAAATTGCCATACGTTCATACAGGCTTCTAATTCTGGATTAGAAACATATTCGGTTAATGTGGGAACACCACGACAAATGACACTATCCATCATTGTTTGATACTTAAGATTAGAAGTAAAGATGAAGCGTTCATTCTCTGACATTATATCGTCATTCTTGAAATCGTTTCTGTCTTTCTTTAGTTCAATTTCTTCTGGACGCCAAAAGAATTCAAGTTGTTTCTTATAGAGATCAAAGAATACTGGATACTTAAACTTGTCATATCTTTGTAGAGATAGGTCTTCGCCCAAGAAGAGCGGCTGGGATAAATAGTCAACGTTGTTCTTATTCAATATTGTTTTCATAAGATAATACCTCTTTATATTGCACACGATCCAGATTCGCAATCAGATGCCTTTTCTGTTTGACCATCACCGTCAGGAGTATTGCAATAATAAAAGTTCTTTACGCCATATTTATACCCATAAATCTGATCTTTTATCAAAATACTCAAAGGTATATTGCCTTCTGGATAGTGGGAATAATTATAATATAGATTCACGCTAATACTCATATCTACGAATTTTTGTAGTACCGCACAAATATTTAGGATAGCCTTATTATCGGGCATTTCCCACGCTAGAGTATAGTAATTCTTGCGTGACATATAATTTGGCACTAGCTGCTTTAGAACGCCATTCTTAGCCTTCTTGTAAGACATTAGGTTCCTGACAGGCTCAATACCATTTGTGCTGTTCTGGATCACGCTAGACGATTCACAGGGCATAATAGCAGTCAACGTAGAATGTCTTAGCCCGTGTGTTTTTATTCTTTCTCGCAATCCTTCCCAATCCATAGTATACTCTGGCTTAACCAGTTCGTCAACTGTTTTTTTATACCAATCTATTGGCAGTAATCCCTGCCCATATTTAGTCTCT